GACACAGGTGGTGCTGCACCGAAAGGTGAATCGACTTACCAGTCGGGTCTCAGACAGTGAGGTAAAAATCTACTAATGTAGCAATGCCCCTTACTTGTTGGTATACATTAATCCAACCTCCCACACCTTTTGCGGGTGTAGTTTAGTGGTAAAATCAGAGGTTTCCAACCTCCAGTCGAGTGTTCGATTCACTCCATCCGCTTCCCCACCAGACGGAACTTAATTCAGTTTGGTAGAATGCTCGCTTTGGGAGCGAGATGTCATAGGTTCAAATCCTATAGTTCCGATAAATAACATACTATGTCCATCAAACTTGTTCTATTAAAATCTAACGAAGAAGTCATTGCAGACGTAAAGGAACTTGTAGATGAGGATGATAAACCCATCTTTATAGTTCTTGAGAATGCTTACTGTTGTAAGTTAATTGAATCTCCTGTAATGTTGACTGAAGGAAAAGAAGAGACAGAGACGCAGTATAGTGTACAGTATTATCCATTCATGCCTCTCTCAGCTGAGAGAAAGATATCTATTGACCCCAGTTGGGTAGTAACAATAGTAGAACCAAGTGAGATGGTTAAGAAATCCTACACGGATCGGATGGAGGCTGAGAAAAATAAATGAAACGTTGGATGAATTTGGAAGACCATAGACCTTGGGATCGTCCCAAAAAAGATCCCAATAGAAAGATACACACCGACGAGTATATGCAAGAGGGTTGGGATAGTTCCCCACATCTAGCAGTTCATCCATACAAACGTGGATCACTTCATAATAAGGTGGGTATGTGGATCATGTGGACATACTATGTGTTATTCACTGGTATGGTCATTAGATTAATCATTGTATTAAACACTTAAAATGGAAAACGAAATCAAAATTCTTGTACTGGTCAATAATGATTTGATCATTGCTCAGGTAGAAGAAGTAGCTGCATTGGATATGGGTGATCCTAATTGTAAATTGATTGCTCCTTTTAAAGTGAATCCTCTTAACGGAGATTTACATCCTTGGTTAAGTGAAGTTACAGATGATAGGGAAGTTATGATGGCTAGTGATAAGATATTGACTTTGGTAGAACCACATGCAACTATAGTTGATGATTATTTGAAGAGAGCAGTAGTACCAGAAACTACGGATGATTGAGCATATATTTCCAACACCAATTTACTATGACTATGTAAACAATCTTGAAGATATTCAGAAAGAATTGGGTGGATGTGCTGAGACTTTGAAGTATGATATTACGGATACTCTCCGTATGTATAGTAACGATCATTCATATCAGACAGACATAATTGGTGATAAACAATTAAATACCTTTGCTAAGGAACTTGATACCCATATTCAGAACTACTGTTCTGAGTTGGGTTTTCCTATTAGGGAATACAAGATGGATTCATCTTGGTATGTTGCATATAAGAAAGGCAATTATTGTACTGTCCACAGCCATGGACATGTTGACATATCTGGTGTATACTATATTGATACCAATGGAGAGGACGGCAATGTATTCTTTGTTTGTCCAACGCCAGGTTTAATGGCTTCCCTTTGTTTCCTTAAGAATCCTATCTGGGAACACAAACCCGAAGTCGGTAAGATAATGTTATGGCCAGGTTGGTTGCAACATGGGGTAAATGAAAACCTTACAGACCACACTAGAATCGCACTAGCATTCAACATCGTTTTTCAAAGATGAAGTTCTACACCAATGTATTCCAAATCGGCAATAGTATGCTGGTTAGAGGATATGATAACGGAAAACACTTTAGTGATAGACAGGAATTTCGTCCTACATTTTATGTACCTACTAAGAAGAAAAGGAGTAAGTGGAAGACTCTTGATGGTCAACTGGTAGAACCAGTAAAACCTGGCACCATTAAAGATTGTAGAGAATTTATTGATAAGTATTCTCAAGTACAAGGGTTTAATGTATTTGGTAATGAGAGATATGTTCACCAGTACATTGCTGAGAATTATCCAGAGGATGAGATAAAGTTTGACCTATCTAAAATTAAATTAGTAACGATTGACATCGAGGTTGCTGCGGAGAGTGGTTTCCCTGATGTCTTTAATGTTGCAGAGGAACTCCTTCTGATTACAGTACAGGATTATAATACAAAGTTCATTACTACATTTGGATCTAGGCCATATAAGACTAATCCTAACAGGAAGAACTATAGGTATGTGGACTGCCACAATGAGAGAGGATTGATAGAGACATTCCTTAGTTGGTGGCAACAACACACGCCTGAGGTCGTTACAGGGTGGAACTGCGAACTATATGATATCCCTTACCTTGTAGGTAGAGTGGAAAGACTCATGGGTGAGAAATATGCCAAGAGATTTTCACCTTGGGGTATTGTTAGACGGAATGAGATCCGTATTCAGGGTAGAGATAATATTGCATATTCCATTGCAGGTGTATCCATTATGGATTATCTTGATCTGTATAAGAAATCTCCTGCAACACCTAATCAAGAAAGCTTCCGATTGGATCATATTGCTTTGATGGAACTTGGTCAACAGAAGTTGGATCACAGTGAGTTTGATACTTTCCGTGATTTCTATAGTGGTAACTGGCAGAAGTTTGTAGATTACAACATCGTTGACGTTGAACTGGTAGATAAACTTGAGGACAAGTTAAAACTTATTGATCTGTGTTGTACTCGTGCGTATGATGCCAAGATTAATTTTACTGATGTTGCTTTCCAAGTTCGTACATGGGATGCAATTATATTCAACTATCTTAAGAAGAAAAATATTGTAATCCCACAGAAGGATCGTAATCAGAAGGATGAGAAGTATGCTGGTGCATATGTTAAGGAACCTAAGCCTGGTAAGTATGACTGGGTAGTATCTTTTGACTTGAACTCACTGTATCCTCATCTGATTATGCAGTATAATATATCTCCAGAGACACTATTGGATCAGAAACATCCTAGTGCCACGGTAGAGAGACTATTGAATCAAGAGATTGAGATTGAAGGTGACTATGCTGTGTGTGCTAATGGGGCACAATTCAAAAAGGATAAGAAGGGATTCTTACCCGAATTGATGGAGAAGATGTATAATGAAAGAGTCATCTTCAAGAAGAGGATGATCAAAGCAAAGAAAGCCTATGAGAAAACACCCACCAAGGATCTTGAGAAAGAGATCGCAAGGTGTAACAATGTCCAGATGTCAAAGAAGATTGCTCTCAACTCTGCTTATGGTGCTATCGGGAATCAATATTTCCGTTATTATAAACTTGCCAATGCAGAAGCAATTACTTTATCTGGTCAAGTTTCTATCCGTTGGATAGAAAATAAAATGAACCAGAAAATGAACAAGATTTTAAAAACGGAGGATGTAGATTATGTCATTGCTTCTGATACCGATAGCATTTATTTGCATATGGGTCCTTTGGTTGAAGCTGTATACAAGGGGAGAGAGAAAACTACTGAGGGCATTGTTGGGTTCCTTAACAAGGTCTGTGAAGTGGAACTTGAGCCGTATATTGAAAGTTCTTACCAAGAACTGGCCGACTACGTTAACGCCTACGACCAAAAAATGATAATGAAAAGGGAGAACATTGCCGATAGAGGTATATGGACTGCCAAGAAAAGATATATTTTAAACGTATGGGATAGTGAAGGTGTCCGTTATGAGAAAGCTAAACTTAAGATTATGGGTATTGAAGCAATCAAGACTTCAACCCCTGCACCATGTCGTAAGTTCTTGAAGGATGCCTTTGGTCTATTGATGACAGGTACAGAAGATGAGGTTATAGATTATATCGAACAGTGTAGGGAGGAGTTTAAATCATTGCCACCAGAGGAAGTTGCTTTCCCTCGTAGTCTTTCTAATGTTGAGAAGTGGAAGTCTTCATCTAACATGTATGAGAAGGGTTGTCCTATTCATGTGAGAGGTGCAATTTTATATAACCATTATGTTAAGAAGAAGGATTTGGATAATAAATATGCTGCCATTCAGAATGGAGAGAAGATTAAGTTTTGCTACTTAAAGACTCCTAACTGGATGCATGAGAATGTTATATCTTTCATTCAGGATTTTCCGACAGAGTTGGATCTAAACAAATATGTCGATTATGAATTACAATTTAACAAATCATTTATGGAGCCTATTAAAGTTATCTTAGACTGTATTGGTTGGGAAACCGAACGTAAGAATACATTAGATTCTTTCTTTGCATGACTAAGTATATTGTTATGTGGAGTCAGACTGGAGTGTATTCTGAAAAGAATATGAAAGTCTTTGAAACCAGAGATCTCGCACAATGGTTTGCAAAAGATATGGAAACACGGTATAATACTGTGAAGGTGTACTCAGCGAGGAAAGGGGATTTTGATGACTAAAAAAAGAAGGATAGTTACTTTAGTAACTGGTGGGTTCGATCCATTACACAGTGGACACATTGCTTTATTTCAGAAGGCAAGAGATCTAACCAATTACTTAGTGGTTGGTATCAATACAGAGGAATGGTTGACTCGTAAGAAAGGTCAGTACTTCTTACCTTGGATTGAGAGGGCAGAGATCATTAGACATCTTGACATTGTTGATGCTGTTATCACTGTAGAGGATACTCCTGAACAGGATGGTTCTGCATGTCTTGCCATCGAAAGATGTTTAGAGATTGCTGATACTGTAGTATTTGCAAATGGAGGAGATAGAACCAGTGGTAACATACCAGAACTAGAAAGGTTCAAGGATGATCCACGAGTAGAATTTGAATTTGGTATTGGTGGTACAGATAAAATGAACAGTAGTTCATGGTTGCTGCATAATTACTTTGAAAGACAACGTAAGATCGTGGGCATCTAATGGATATAAAGTGGATAGACTGGCAACTTCCAAATATTCCCTTATATAGAACTAAATTAGATGACGAGATGATGGATTATCTTTGGTCTTGTATACGACAGGCCGAAAAAGATAATGTAGATAACAGTAATGATTACAGTCATCGACTTGCTGGTAATATATCTGGTAGTTTGGGGTTAACTGATAGGGATGATTATTTCCTAAACAATGTTAGTGGCCCTCTTACTGGTAGGATTATTAGAGAGGATCCAAAACATTTTGCTCCACCAATTGCAATTGAACTTAAGGATAAGTATGAACCAAAGTTAACTATGAACTGGTGGGTGAATTATCAATACCAGACAGAGTTCAATCCATCACATGCACATGCAGGTATAACTTCATTTGTTATATGGATGAAGATTCCTACAAGAGCTGAGGAACAACACAATTTGCCTTTCCATTCTTCTGCTGCATCTGATTTTCAGTTTACATATACTAATATTTTAGGAGGTGTTACTGAACTTCCTATTGATATGGATCCAGAAATGGAAGGCACTATGATGGTTTTTCCATCATCATTACATCATCAAGTACATCCATTCTATAATACAGATGAATCCAGAATATCAATAGCTGGTAATTTGATATGGAGTATGGTAGAATTACAACAGGACTAAATTATTATGGACTTTTTAAAAGAGATCGTAAAGGAAATTGGAGACGAATACACCACCCTCGCAAGAGACATCGACGAACGAGAAGAATTTGTTGATACGGGTAGCTACATTTTTAATGGGCTTCTTTCAGGTTCTTTATTTGGTGGTGCGTCTCGGAGTCGCATTACTGCCATCGCTGGTGAGTCTAGTACTGGGAAGACTTTTTTCTCGCTCGCTGTGGTTAAAAACTTCCTCGATACTAATCCTGATGGCTATTGCCTCTATTTCGATACTGAAGCCGCAGTTAGTAAGGGATTATTGGAGGATCGGGGAGTCGATACTTCACGGTTAGTTGTAATAAATGTAGTAACAATCGAAGAGTTCCGAACTAAGGCACTTAAGGCCGTAGATATATACTTAAAGAAGGATGAAGCAGAACGCAAACCTTGTATGTTTGTGTTAGATTCTCTTGGTATGCTTTCGACAGAGAAAGAAATAAATGATGCATTGAATGATAAACAGGTTCGGGATATGACCAAATCCCAACTGGTCAAAGGAGCATTTAGAATGCTTACACTCAAACTTGGTCAAGCAAAGATTCCCCTTATAGTTACAAATCACACCTACGATGTTATCGGCAGTTACGTCCCTACTAAAGAAATGGGAGGCGGCAGTGGCCTCAAATATGCCGCGTCTACAATCATTTATCTCAGCAAAAAAAAGGAAAAGAGTGAGAAAGAGGTTGTTGGAAACATTATTAAAGCTAAGACAGTTAAGTCAAGACTCTCTAAAGAAAATCAACAAGTAAACATTCGTCTTTACTATGATGAACGTGGACTAGATAGATACTACGGACTCTTAGAACTGGGAGAACTTGGCGGACTCTGGGAAAACAAAGCAGGACGTTACGAAATTAACGGAAAGAAAGTCTACGGCAAACAGATTATGGCTGCGCCTGAGGAATATTTTACAGACGAGGTTATGGCAAGGTTGGAAGAAACCGCCAGAACAACCTTTAGTTATGGATAAGTTTATTAAAACTTATGATCATTTAAGTGAAGATGTATGTAAATCCCTCATAGGTGTATATGAAGCTTCTCCCAATAAAGAACGGGTGGAGAATTTTCACTTGCCTAATTTTACTCAGGTCAATCTGAATGAAGAACATAAGTTTGGTAAATTTGTACAGTTATGTTGTTATAAGATAGTAGAAGTAGTAAAGGAATATAGAAAGGAACTGCCAGAATATACAGAATGGATGCCAACTAAGGTTGTCTTTGAACAACTAAGAGTAAAGAAGTATGAACCAGGCACAGAAGATCAGTTTGAACTTCATTGTGATGTTCAGGATCATCAGTCTGCAAAGAGATATCTTGCCTTTCTTGTTTATCTTAATGATGATTTTACTGGAGGAACAACCGAGTTTCCCTATCATGAATTGACAATTCAACCTAAAACTGGTAGAGTATTGGTATTCCCACCAACATGGCAGTATCCTCACAGAGGATTGCCTGTTCTGGACGGGGAACCAAAATACATTATGAGTACCTATCTACATTATAGTTGATGGAAACGATTGAAAATACTATCATAAGGAACCTTGTTCTAAATGAGGAGTATACTAGAAAGGTATTGCCTTTCTTGAAACCAGAGTATTTTGAGAATACTCATGAGAAGATTATCTTTGAAGAGTCCGCTAAGTTTATCATTGAATATGATAAGTGTCCTACAAAAGAAATATTAAGTATTGAATGTGAGAAACGGAAGGATATCAATGATGATACCTTTAAAGAGGTAACAACTTATCTAAATGATATCTCATCCGAGCCTGTTCAGGAGGATTGGTTAGTTGATTCTACAGAGAAGTGGTGTAAGGAACGTGCCATATACTTGGCACTAGTTGAAAGTATTTCTATTGCAGATGGCCATGATATTAAGAAGGGGGTTGATTCAATTCCTTCCATATTATCTGAAGCACTAGCAGTAGGTTTTGATAATCATGTAGGTCATGACTACCTTGAAGACTATGGAGAACGATTCGATTTCTACCACAAGAAGGAGGAACGGATCCAATTTGATTTGGAATTGTTCAATAAAATTACAAAGGGTGGCCTTCCGAACAAGACACTTAACATTGCTCTCGCTGGCACTGGTGTTGGTAAATCTTTGTTTATGTGTCATGTCGCAAGTTCAGTTCTTCTACAAGGAAAGAACGTACTATACATTACCCTTGAGATGGCTGAGGAGAAGATTGCGGAGAGAATTGATGCTAATTTATTAAA